GACTCTATGCGCGCGCCCGGCAAGATGGACTCGATTATACGCCCTTACGGGCGCAAGTCAACTACCCGTCGTTCTCATCCTCGTCGTCCATTGCGCACCGTCCGTTTCGGGTCAGCATCCGAGGCGCGCCTGCCTCGTGCAGCCGCCAGCGATCGCCGTCGTAGCGCAGCGTCAGCAGCGCCGGCCGGCCCAACCGCTCGACGGCGCCCATCTCGCGCGTCACTTCGATTTGAGCCGGCGTCAGATTCATCGTGCCAGGCACGATGTTGACCTTGAGCGGGAGTCTGGTGGATATATCGCTCATGCCATTATCGCCTGGCCGTGTCCGTTCCTCGACAGTCGCCGGCCTGACACTAAAGTGCGTTCCGGTATTTCCACAGACATACGCCGGCGCTCGGCCACCACCACCGCCGCCATGCTGCACAGACAATTGATGTCTTGGTCCGCACAGCCTGTCTCGCCAGGACCCGGACCGCTGCATCCGCCGACATCAAAATCCTCTTCCAATCCGACCGCCTGGCCATGCGCCGCCGCGTGGTCGTCGCGCGTCCGGCCAGGAATCAGCGCGCTGATCCACTGCTTGTCTTCGACGATGCCGGATTGCTTCCAGGCTTCTCGTGTTCCCGTCGACGTCGCTCGGACCGTCTCCGTCCGCGCAATCGTCTCGCTGCTCGAGCGGATGCGGTCGGCCATCACTTCCTCGACGCGCTCCATCAGGCGATTCAAACCTTCGCCGTTTTCAAGCCCATCCCCGAGCGAATTGCGCAGCCTGTCCCATGTCGTCTCATCTATCTCCTGCGCAAACCTCTGCGCCTGCCGGCGCATCGCCTCGACGATGTGCGGTAGTTCGCCATCGAACGCGCCGTCTAGGCCAAGGTCGTCGAGCGCGTCATTGCCCACGTCCGCCATCACCGAGGACAGAACAGGCAGCATGATGGACGCCGCGCGCTCGTCCCATATATCGCGGTCGAGCGGATCGTCGGCGAAGGCCGCCAGGTCATCGGCGGCGCGCAGGCCGGCCGCCACATCCTGCTGCTGCTGCTGGAAGATGTCAATCGTGGCCTGCCGCACGCGGCGCTGGCGCGGCGTCAGGCGCTGCTTGTGCAGCGCGTCCAGACGCTTGTGCTCATCGCCGTCATATTCGATTGTGTTCGCAGCCTTAAGGCGCTTGGGGGGGGTGGGCTGCGCCGTACCGATGGGCACCAGGTTCAGTGGCAGATAGCCCACATTGCCGCCGGCGATGCTCGGCAGTCCCAAATCGAGCCGCGCATTGATGACATTCAGCGGAACGCCCAGGCCGAATAGCGTGTTGGCCTGGTCGACCTTCGCGCCGAAGTCGGCTTGCAAAACCGAGACGTGACTGAAATCGGAGACGACCGACTCGTCCGGGCGCAGCACGCCCACCCGTCTGAAATATTCCGTCATCTGCACGTCGCGATGCGTCGCCAGCGGGACGATCGTCATCGACCACAGCATCCGCAAAGCGGCGGTTCGCTTTTCCTCGGTGTCGTACGTGTCCGCGCCGTAACCCATGACCATGTCCGGCACGCCGACGATGGCCGCAACTTCGTCGCGGCTCATCGCGCGCAGCGTTTCCATGTGCAAATCTTTCGGCGGCCAGCTAATGGTTTTGATGTCGCTCACATCCTTTTCGAGGACAATCGGCTCGTGCGCGCTGCCGACACCGCCGTATTCGCCCTTGAGCTGCTTGCGGATCTCGTCGCGCTCGTCCTTGGTCGAAGCCGTAGAGATGACGGCGAAGTCCGGGCGCGCACTGTTCTTGAAGAAGAGCCGCTCCCAGATCTGCGCCAGCTGGTCGATGACGATGGACAGCTTGACCGCAGTGAAGGGACTGATACCGCGCCACGGGTTGCGGGGATTGAAAAACTTGAAGTGGAGGAATTCGTCAGGCGGCAAGGGGTACGCAGGAGCCTGCATGTCGTCAATGACGTATTCAGCGACCTTGAAGTACCGCTTGAGAGCCTTGTCAGGAACGACCTTGATGGTGTGCGGCTGGCGCGGCCAGATTTCCACGTAGGCTTTGCTGCGTTTTCCGCGCACCAATTCCCATCCCTCTTCACCACCCAGCATCATGTCGATGATGTATTGTTCCCAGAGATTATAGCTGCTCATCTGGTCGTTGACATCCGTGAGCAGAGTCAGCAGGTCGTGCTTATCCGTCAGCGTATTATCGCGTTGAATCCGCAGCGGAACAGACGCGAAGTTGTCGGCCAGCACTTTGACGGCCTTGCGCACCCAGACGTAGCATTCCCAGTCGCCCAGCGCGTCCAGATACGAATAGCCCGGCTGCCAAGCCGGCACTTCGTCACTGCGTAACGTGAGGATGTGCTGCCGGTCGGTCAGCTCTGGATGTAAATCGGCCAGCGCCTTGCCATCCACACGTCTGAGCGCGTTGTCTAGGATGCTCACCTAACCCTCGCTCCGCGTGCGTACCCCTCCAGGAAAAAGCCGACGGCAACCTTGACGACACGAACGACCAGGCCGATGACGAAACCGGCCACGAATGGCGCCAGGCCGATGAGCCAATACACTGCGCGCTTCCAATCGAAAGCCTGGGCGCGCGTGAGAGATTGGTCGATGACAGTCATTTTATCCGCTCCGCTATGAACATTCTGCCGCCGGCTTCGACACGCAGAAGCCATCTCTCCTCAAAGAAAGACTCGACCGCCTGTTTCACACTGACATAGTTGTAGTCATCGCCGCACACGACGCCATCCGGCGCCAGAAGCGGCGTCCAATTCGACAGGTCGTCCCACACGGAGTTATAGGCATGGTCGCTGTCGATGTACAACAGGTCGATGGGCGTGCGCGCGAACAGCGCGTGAGCCTGCCGGCTGTCCTGAAAGAGGGGCGCAATTTTGTATGAGACGCCAGCCTGCGCGATGTGGGCTAGAAATTTTCGGTAGTGCGCCAGCGGGTCATCCACCGGGCCGGCCTGCGCTTGGGTCCCGGCATCCCCGTGCCAGGTGTCCACGCAATACACAGTGCCCGCGCAGGTTTGCGCCATCGCGACCGCGCTGCGGCCCAGCCAGGAGCCGATTTCGACGACAGTCTGTTTGCCGCGCGCCAGGTCGGCCAGTAGCGCCAGCATGACAGGCGGCGTCCAACCGGGTATGTTCATCGCGGCAGTCACGACAGCGGAGGCCTCGGCAATCATCTTGACCTCTTGTAGCACCAATACCTCAAGCCGTCGGATCCGTGGTTGTTCGCATCCACCGGCACATCCAGCTTGCTTCGCTTCGATTCCGCGCTGGGATACTGGTAGCCATCCGACAGTTCCCCGATCAGGTTCGTGCAACGCCGGTTGATCTGAATCATGCAGACTCCGTTCGCGTCGCGAATGAGCCGGCGCACCACCTCGATGCCTTCCGTCATCGGGCTGTGCGTCCCGCCCCGGTACGGGATGCCGGCCAGCCGGAACCGCTCTCCGAGCTCCTTTGATTCCGTGCCACCGACGCATAGCTGGGGCAAGTTCTGCGGAACGGTCTTTTCTTCGTCGGCCCAGCCGAACCGCTCGCCGCAGCGCTGCACGATTTCATTGACGCACGTCTCGGCCAGGTGCCGCGTGTGATACAGCTCGTCGAATATCAAAATGCGTGCCGGCGTGCGCTGGATGAACAAGATGGCGCGCGGATCGGGATTGTATCCGTCGTCGGCGGCCAATTCGATGCGCAGGTCCGGATCAGGCTCGTCGTCAGTTAGGTTATCGGCGCCGAATTCCTCGCCATAGACCGCGCCCTCGGCCTGCGACCATTTGCCGTGGAAAAGCCGCTGTTTGCGCGCGCCCGTCAGGGATTCCAGCGCTTCGAGCGTGCGCCGGCCTTGCTCGGTCAGGTTGCCATCGTCGTCGTACAGCGCCGGGTTGTCCACGTGCCTGGATTCGAGCAGCTTGAGCCGTGGCCGCTGCAGGATCCAGTGATACGAGCCGGCCGGATTGGCGTCGCCGACGACCTGCGCGAAGGGAACGTTGCCGGCGCGCCCCGTTGCGCGCGTGACCAGATACTCCCAATCGGCAAGCGAGAACTGCTCAGCCTGGTTGGGAAAAATGATGTCGCGCTCGCCGCCGAGAATCTTGTCCGGGTTGTCCATGCCGCCCAGCCACACGCGCGATCCGTTCGGATAATCGTACCAGGCCGCCTTCTCGCCACCGAAGCGGACGATGGATGAATCGGTGGAACCCACTTTAGTGCCCGCGATGACGCGCTTCTCCCAGGTCTGCTGCACGGTGCCGACGACGGTCTCATACACCTTGCGGGCAATGGTGATTTGCGCGCCGGGATATTGGCGGGCGATGCGGTCGAGGCGTGACAAGACCGCAACCGTCTTGCCTGTTTCGGACGGCCCGGAAATGACGACCTCGGGCGCATCGAGCGTCTGTAGGACCAGGGCCGCGCCGCGGAAGGTGAATGCGGGCCGCGTCCCGCTATCCCGTTGTGTTTGTTTGATGAGTTTCGCCGCTCTTGCCTCGGTGTATGCCTGCGGCGAGAGATAGTTCTGTAGCAAGTTCGTCCCCTAAGTCCTGCGCAACTTGGTCCGGTGTGACCTTCCCCTCACGGATCAGGTCGATCACGTCGTCGCGCCAGGTGCGGATGCGCTCTCCCTCGGTGGCCTTGCGAATCTCAGAGGCTGCTGACACGTTGCCTTTTATTCCAGCGTCACCCATCGCATTGGCAACCTTTCGCGCATTCGTTGTCCCTGTTGAGTCGGCTTCCTCCAACCATGCTCTGTAAGCATCAGTGAGCAGTTTAGGCCGTCCGCCGGGGTTGCCGGATTGGCCCGGCTTG